TAGTGGCTGATGTTGCAAAAGATTTAAAGTCAGACATGAAACAAGATTTAAGGTCGATGTCTAATGACATCCGACATATTACTGAGATTGTAAATGACGTGGAAGATAGGCAAAAAGAAGATACAAGAGAGATATTTGATGAGTTGAAAATTATTGAGGATGAGTTAAACTTGTCGATCAATAAGGCGTTAAATAACCCTTTGAACAACATGAGTGCGACAACAAAATGAAATTAGATCTTAAAACCATTCTTCCTTATCTAGTGTTATTTGGAACACTAGCCATGACATGGGGAATGTGGTCAGAAAGACTAAACGCAGTTGAAAAAAAGGCAGATAGCGTTGCAAAAATGCAACAAGATATCGCCGTTATCAAAGATAGAATTCTTCAAATGGATGACAGAGTCATGTGGATTGAAGAGTTTTTAATAAAAACAATAGATTATTAAAAGAAAGGATTGGTTATGACACCAAAAGAAGAAGATTTTCTACGTTTAAAAAAAGAAAACAAAGCAATGAAAAAAGAAATTAGTAAGCTCCAAGCTGAAAATTCAAGAAAAGACGATCAACTAAAAGAAAAAGATTTACATATTGATTTTTTGACTGATCGATTAGCAAAATGGGCTGATAAGTTTTTTGATCTCAGGACTGGTTTTATTAATTTACCCATGTCTGCTAGAATTAAAAAAGCAGAGGAAATGGGAATATCCTTGAGTGAAAAAACACAATCTTAAATTAATTACAGACGATCTTAGAATTTGGAGTCGAGAATATCTCGAAATACCCAATGTGCATCTAAACAAAATGCCTGCTTGTCCATTTGCAAAACAAGCTTGGAAAGACGACAAAGTAGTTATTGAATTAAGAAATGTGGAAAAAGGCTATACAAGAAATCTTGATCAAGTACTTAAAACAATCAATTGGAATAAAAAAGAAATATTAATTTTCTGTGATCTTGCATTTAAAGATTATTCTTTAAATAAATTTCAAACAATTATTGATCGTTTTAATAACAAATATAATAAAAGGGATCTATACTTTATGGGATTTCACCCAAAAAACCCTGCTAACAATGATGAACAAGCTTTTCTTGTTGAGCCTAACGGGGACAGAGAAAGCTTACCAAAATCAGATTTAATATACTCCATGATGCTTGTACAAAAGTTCTCGCAATTATATCATGCTTCTGTTAAATTACATAAAATGGGTTATTATAAAAAATGGCCCAAAGACTATTATGACGATGTAGTCACAAATAGACAAATGTTGTATGAACGATTAAACAAAGGAGCCAAAAAATGATGGGTAAAAAGAAAAATGTCATCTCAAAAATGCGTGGTGGCGGAATGATTAAAATGCGTGGTGGCGGAATGGCAAAGAAAAAACAAGTCATGAAGAAAAAAACCAAAAAGGTAATGAAAAAGAAAAAATAAATTATGGCTACATCAGGAACAACAGATTTTAATTTAAACATCGATAGGGTTATCGAAAGAGCTTATCGTAGAGCAGGAAGGTCAATGCGTACTGGTTACGATTTAGATGCTGCAAGAGATAATTTAAATTTGTTGTTTTCTGAATGGGCTAATAGAGGATATCAACTTTGGAAAGTAAAAAACACAACTGCAAATCTTACAGCTAATACTTCTACTTATACAGCTCCTAGTGATGCAGATGATATTTTAGAAATGGTATTTAGACAAACATCAGGTAGCACAGTTACTGATACAACGATGACAAAAATATCAAGATCAGAATATCAAAACATTCCAAACAAAAATTCTACAGGAATTCCTACACAATATTATGTAAGAAGAAATCTTGCTAATGTAGAAATAAATCTTTATTTAACTCCTCTTACAACAGACACACAAATTAATTATTGGTATGTTGGAAGAATTGAAGATGTCGGAGCATATACAAATACTCCTGATGCACCTTTTAGATTTCTTCCATGTATGGTTAGTGGCTTAGCTTATTATCTTTCTCAAGAAATTAATCCTGCTTTATCGGCAGAACTTGAAAGAAGATATGAATCAGAATTAGCCAGGGCAATTACAGAAGATAGTCAATCAACTTCTGTAAATATTGTACCTAAAAACTTTTATCCAGGAGTATAAATGTCTTTCGCAGTAGGAAAATTCTCACAAGCAATTTGTGATCGATGTGGATTTGCCTATCCTTATTTACAACTTCAAAAAGAGTGGAATGGTTTAGAAGTTTGTCCTGAGTGTTATGAGCCTAAACATCCTCAACTCGAGCCTCCTTATTCAAGTGCTGATGCTGAAGCAATAGAAAATCCTAGACCGAAAAAACCTCAAGCAGTCGTTGTTGTTGCAGGAGATCCTAATGATACCTTTTTTAATAGTAATGGAATGCAACCATCGACCATAAGTAGACCATTGCTATCTTTAACAAGAGTTGGTAATGTGACAATTGAAATATCATGAATTATACAGAATTATTAGATAACATTCGAAGCTATACTGAAGTCACTTCTGATGTTTTAACAAATACAGTTATTAATACTTTTATTACAACTGTTGAAAATAAAATCGACAGAACAATTGATGGTGATTATCAAAGAAGATTTGCCACTACTACTTGCACCGCAAATAATGCATTTTTAGATGTTTCAGGCCCTGAGGGTGGATTTAGGTTTGCCAGAGCCTTACAATTAATCGATTCTAGTAACAATAGAGTTTGGTTAGAGCAAGTAGATACAACTTTTATTGATGAATATTCAGTCCAACGATCCACGACTAGTGATACAGGACAGCCTAAATATTGGGCGAATTGGGATGCTACAAACCTTATGCTAGCTCCGACACCTGATCAAGTCTACACTATTGAGATGTGGTATAATGAGAGTCCTGAAAGAATTGGTAATGGTTCAGGATCCACGTCTACGACTACTTTCATATCTAACAACGCACCAGAAGTTTTATTGTTTGGATGCCTTGCAGAAGCCTTTTCGTTCTTGAAAAATGCACAAGATATGCAATTATATGACCAAAAGTATCAATCTGCTTTAAAAGTTTTTGCTGATGAGCAGATGGGTAGAAAACGTAGGGATGAGTATGTAGATGGAGTCTTGAGAATTCCCTTAAGATCTGTTGATCCAAATCCTAAAGCCTAAGGAGGGCATTAAAAATGGCAATTAACCAAGCAGTTTGTGCAACATTCAAACAGCAGTTGTTAGATGGCGATCATGATATATCCAGCGATACAGTCAATCTCGCTCTTTATACAAGTTCTGCTACATTGGATGCAAACACATCAGCCTATTCAGTGACTAACGAAGTTGGTGACTCAGGCACATACGCAGCAGGCGGTGCAACACTACAGAATGCAAACGTCAGCTTAACCAAAACTAACGCAACAGCATCTACAGCTTTTGTAGACTTTGATGATTTATCATTTACAAGTGCAACAATCTCAGCTCAAGCAGCTCTGATTTACAACACTTCATCAGCGAACACAAATGCAGCGATTGCAGTATTAGACTTTGGTGGTGTGAAGACATCTACAAACGGAACTTTTACAATTCAGTTCCCAACAAACGACGCTACAAACGCAATTCTAAGAATTAGCTAAGGCATTTCGTTTACAATCAAGCAACTTGCTTGTAGTATAAGTTATGTCTTACGCTAGTTCACCTATTGCAGCTTCTGCCTTTTCTGATGAGTCAGAAGTAAATTCTCAAGTTCTTTTAACTGGATTAGGTGTTGCATTTACATCTGGTAACGAAATCGTTACTGGAAACGCTGATGTAGTTCTCACAGGAGTAGAATCCGCTACTCAATTAGGAACAGCTATTGGCGAAGCAGAAAGTATTTATCCTTTAACAGGGGTAGAATCTTCCGTTGACATAGGAACAGCAATAGCTCAAGCAGGAGCCAGTGGTGCTCCAACAGGATTAGAATCTAACACAGCGACAGGATCTGTTATTCTATCCACACAACAAGTCCTTACCCCATCAAGTTTATTAATTCAATTTACTGAAGGCACGATTGAGCGTGTCGTAGAACAATCTTTTCAACCAGGTAATACTTTTGCAGGAGCACCTTTCGCTTCTGATGAAATCATTAGTTCTGAGGCTTTAGTCACAGGATTAGATGTAACTTCAACCGCAGGTGCTTTAGGAACTCAATCTGATAACTTTATTGATGTCACTGGTTTTGATATTCAATCTAATTTAGGAACAGCTACAGCCGAAGGCGTGGCTTTAGTGACTCCCACAGGTCAGCAAATTGATACCACACTCGACAGTGTTACAACACAAACAGATAATATTATTCCTGTCACAGGATTACAGACAAACATTGCTCTTCAAAATCCAACAATTATTGCGGGAGGAAGTGTTGTTGTTTCACCTGCGGAAGATCAAATGGATGCCGTTCTTGGCACACCTACGATTCTGGCAGGATCTTCTGTAGTTCCAACAGGCGAAGAGATTACAACTAATTTGGGAACATCTGTTGTTTCAGCAGACGCTACAGTTTCTCCAACAGGATTATCAATTTCTTTCTCCGAAGGCACACCTACAATTATTGTGGGAACAGGTGTCATTGTTCCTGTCACTGGTATTGGAATGCAATTTGATGATGGGACTCCAAGTGTTGTGGGTAGCGCAACAGTCTTACCAACAGGTCTTGATTTAACAATTTCTTTAGGTAATATGAGATCAACCCCGTGGGCTAATGTAGTTCCGGGAGTCAGTGACACTTGGGTAAACGTCAACACAAGTGCAACAAACACATGGACAGAAGTGGCGGCATAGGGTATAAAAAAACATGGCATTCGCAGTAGCAGATAGAGTCAAAGAGACCTCAACAACAACAGGAACGGGCACTTTAAACTTAGCAGGTGCAGAACCTGGTTATCAAACTTTTGTAGCAGGAATAGGTACAGGGAATGTTACTTATTATGCGATTGTCAACAGAGCGACTTCCGAATTTGAAGTCGGTGTTGGTACAGTCACTGATGCAGCTACTGACACTCTTTCTCGTGATACTGTTATTTCTTCATCAAATTCTGACGCTTTAGTTGATTTTGGAGCGGGTACTAAAGACGTTATTTGTACACTACCTTCTGAAAAATCTTATGTTTTAGATAACGCAGGCGACACAACAATTTCAGCAGACTTATCTGTAACCTCTATCAGTGGTTCAGGTGCAGGTCTGACAGCTTTAAATGCATCAAATGTTTCTTCTGGTACATTACCCAATGCAAGACTAGACCAACAATTACAGGATGTAGCAGGACTTGCTACAACTGGTGGTAAATATATTCAAGGTAATGGATCAAACTTTGTTTTATCTGCTTACACTCTTCCAACAGCAGATGGTTCTGCTAATCAAGTTTTACAAACAAATGGTTCAGGAGCAGTTTCTTTTGCGACCATATCTGCTGATATCACTGGTGTCACTGCTGGCAATGGTTTAACAGGTGGTGGAACATCAGGAGATGTGACTTTAAATGTTGGAGCAGGTAATTTAATTGATGTCACTGCTGATGCGATCGATGTCGATTTATCAGAATTAACTACATCAACTTCAGATGCCGATGGAGATTTTTTTGCAGTGGTTGATTCACTTAACGCTCAAAAAAAATTAACAAAAGGTAATATCAATATTTCTGGATTTAATAATGATTCTGGATTTATTGATGGTTCTTCTTTAAATGCAAGTAATTTAAGCAGTGGGACAGTGCCCTCTGCTAGATTAAGTTTAGTTGCATCGGATATTCCAAACTTAGACACGTCAAAATTAACATCGGGAACTTTAGGCACTGCGAGAGGCGGAACAGGGTTATCGACCATTGGATCTGCCAATCAAGTTCTTGCAGTCAACTCAGGTGGCACAGCATTAGAGTATCAAACTATTTCTGCGGACATTACAGGCGTTACTGCGGGTAATGGTCTAACAGGTGGTGGAACTTCTGGAACAGTTACTTTAAACGTTGGTGCAGGAACAGGTATTGATGTGACAGCAGATGCAATCGCTGTTGATGTATCTGACTTTATGTCCAATGGCGTAAATAACAGAGTTTTAACTGCAACAGGTGCAGATGCGATGAACGCTGAATCTGGTTTAACTTATGATGGTTCTACTTTAGCAGTAACAGGTGTTGTTACAGAAACATCAAGTATTGATTATAAAGAAAATGTTAAACCTTTAGAGTTCAACGATGCAATCTACAATGTAAACGCAGTGAAGTATGATTTTAAAGACGGTTCACAAAAAGATGAAGTTGGTGTGATTGCTGAAGAATTATACAAGGTATTACCAGATTTAGTTACAACAAAAGATGGTAAACCTGAAGCAGTCAAATATACAAAGATGACTATGTATCTTTTAGAGGCGCTTAAAAAACAAAATCAAGAGATTCAAGAGTTAAAAAAGAGGTTTAACTAAAATGGCCAGTACTTATTCAAGTAGCTTAAAACTTGAGTTAATGGAAACAGGTTCCAATGCGAATACCTGGGGAAATAATACTAATACAAATTTAGAAACAGTTGATGCTTTTACAGCGGGCTTTTTATCAAAGTCTGTTGCGGGTTCTTCTAACGTTACTCTTACTACAAACAATGCAGATCCCACTGCTGAGTCTTCAAATAAAGTTTTAGATTTAAATGGGGCACTTACAGGAAATATTCATGTTTTTATTCCCGCAGTAGAAAACAATTATGTTATCTACAACAATACTTCAGGATCTTTTACTTTAACTGTTGCAGCTACAGGACACGCTGCTAATGGTGTAGCAATTTCTCAAGGTGCTTATTCTTATTTGTATTGCGATGGTGCATCTAATTACAATGTTAAAAATATTTTTTCTGATTTAGCTTTAGAAGACGTTACTTTTTCTGGTGATGTCACTGTCACGGGTACAATGACCGCAGGCACTGTCGTAGAGACATCAAGTATTGCTTATAAAGAAAATATTCGTAGCCTTGATTCAACAACCGAGGCTATTCTATCAATGGATCCTGTTGTTTATGACAGGAAAGATGGTAGTCAAAAAAATGAAGTAGGCTTAATCGCTGAGGAAGTCTACAAAATTGCACCTGAATTGGTGCATTTAAAAGATGGAAATCCTGATGGTATTAAATACACTAAGCTCGCAGTATATCTTTTACATGCGATTAAGGATTTGAAAAAAGATTTAGATATGATAAAAGGAAGTAGGTAAAAAATATGGCAAATTTAGCAGCAACCACAATTACAGGAGCTTTAAACGTTACAAGTACAATCACAGGTCCTGCGTCAGGAGCTTCTGCTCTAAACGCTTCTAATGTTTCGTCTGGAACATTAGGAACTGCAAGATTACCAACCGTGCCAACTTCAAAAGGTGGTACAGGTTTAACTTCTATTGGTACTGCTGGACAAGTTTTAACCGTTGCTAACCCTGGATCAGCACTAGAGTTCGCTGCCGCTGGGGGAGCTGCTGGTGGAAATCAATTAGTTTATACTTCTCCTGCAACTTATAACCCTCCCGCTGATCTTCACTCTGTTAAAATTACATGTGTTGGAGCAGGCGGTAGAGGAGGAAACGGACAGACTGGTGGTTCTGGAGGTGGCGGTGGAGCAGGTGGATACGCTATTGATTATATTCCTGCTGCGTCTATTCCAGGTCCAGTTTCTGTGACCGCAGGAGCGGGAGCAAGTGGAACAGCCTCAAGTTTCGGAGCTTTTGTCAATGCGAATGCAGGACAAAACGGACAAGATAATAATCCCTCTATACCTTTGGGATCAAAAGGAGCTAACGGAAATGCATCTGGCGGACAGCTTAATGCTAGTGGTTATGAACCAGGTATTTACTATAATTTAGATGATGTAAGTATAAATAAACAACAAATGGGAGACTCTCATGCACTACATGGAGGTGGTGGCGGAAACGGTCCATCTCCAAATAACAATGGTAGTCCCGGCGGCACATTTGGTGCTGGTGGCGGAGGAGGTCGTAATAATTCAGGATCAGGTGGTTCTGGGGGAGATGGTTATGTTATTGTTGAGGAGTTATACGGATAATGAAAGCTTTAATTGATCCACAAGTTGGCGTAAAATACACTTCTTCTTGGAAGATAAGTGGTATACCTGGCGAAACACATTATGTAAGAGTAATGTCAGATTTAGCACAATCTGCTGTTATAATGGATAAAAAAGAAACTCAATATGATGTGGCACCTCCATGTTTTTGGGTAGATTGTGATGATGATTTAGACATTGTAAATTCATATTACGATACTGCTGATTCTACAATCAAAGCTAAACCTCACGCTGCTGTTCCAACAGAATAATACTTGATATCCTAATTTCTTCGTATACTTTATTACCAAGAAATGAGTACTATTCAGAATTCTTTTGATAAAGAAGGTTATCTCTATGTCCCTCAATTTTTACACATAGAAAATTGTCAACAATATGTTGAAGAATTTAAATCATTAATTAATCAAGGATTAACTAAGAAAGATGAGCAATGCCCTTTATCACATTCTTTAGGTCATACTCCTACTTTTGATTCTTGTTTAGAACAACTTACACCCTACGTTGAGCAACGTGTAGGAAAAAAATTATATCCTACTTATGCTTATGCTCGTTGGTATGCACCAGGAGACGAGTTAAAAATACATCGAGACAGACCTTCTTGCGAAATTAGCGCTACGATTACTTTAGGTTTTGAAGGCAATCAATGGCCCATCTATATGGGGTACGATCAAAATAAGCAGAATTGTCGTAAAATTAATATGCAAGTGGGAGATGCTGTAATCTATAAAGGTCAAGAAATGTATCATTGGAGAGAAAAATATACAGAAGGACAATGGCAAGCTCAGGTTTTTATACATTATGTAGATGCAAATGGTCCTAATGCTGAATGGAAATTTGATAAAAGGGATAGACTCGCACATCACAAAAGTGGTGGTTCAGATGGGTATTTTTTAGTTAGAAAAAATGCCTTTTCCATAAATACTTGTGACAACATTATAAAACAATTTGAAAAAAACACGGATATGTTTAACGAAGCACAACTAATTAACAATGTTGTTGATAAAAGTATAAGAGATACAAAAAAGATTCAAGCGGGAGTTGATAGTGGAGTAGGAGCTACTTTAGTAGGAATAGGATTAGCTGCAAATAATCAAGAATGGAAGTTTAATATTACTCATAGTAATCAGTCAGAGTTTTTAAAATATGACACTAGCGGTCATTTCAGTGAGCACGTCGATACTATCATGAATGATAAAAGCGATCAGACAAGAAAACTAACCATTATTGCTATTTTAAATAATGATTTCGAGGGAGGTAAACTTTATTTTAAGTATGGTAAAGAAAAAACATATCCCTCACAAGAACCTGGTGATGTAATTATCTTTCCTTCTTTTTTAACACATGGTGTCGAGCCTGTGACATCAGGAATAAGAAGATCGGTTGTAACTTGGTTGGTAGGTCCATATTTCAAATAAATGGAATATCAAGAAAAAGACTTTGATTTAGGTTCTTTCATGGGTGGTTGGTATATGCCAAACGATCTTTGTGATGAATTGTTAGATTATTATAATTATAACAAAGAGTACTTAAAGCCAGGAGTAGTAGGAGGAAAAGATAAAGATGAAGTCAATAAGGAAACAAAAGACAGTATTGAATTAAATATGAGCTTTGGAAATTTTGATGGAGTAGTAGGAAAATATAGAAAACATTTAGAAAAAATAACTGAGCTATATACAAAAAAATATCCGTATTCTACTAGCACCAACACATGGGGTATATTTACAAATTTTAATTTTCAGAAATATGAGATTGGAGGAGGGTTTAAAAAATGGCATTTTGAAAATCAAGGATTCCCTGCTTCTGTTAGAAGACATTTGGTTTTTATGACCTATCTTAATGATGTGGAAGATGGAGGAACAGAGTTTTATTATCAAAACTTAAAAACAAAAGCAGAGAAAGGTTTAACTCTTTTGTGGCCCGCAGGATTTACACATACACATAGAGGGATGATAAGCCAAACAAAAGAAAAATATATCATTACAGGATGGTATTCATTTAGGAGAAATAGAGATGATTAAACCAGAAGAACTCAAAGACAAAAATTTTAAAATATTCTTAGGCATGCCTATGTATGGTGGAATTCTCACAGAGAATACAATGCATGGATTATTACAATTACAACAGTGGTCAATTGCTCGTGGTGTAGGATTAAGACTACAATCAATGGGAAATGAAAGTTTAATAACAAGAGCAAGAAATACCATTGTTTCAATGATGATGGATCAAACAGATTATGTGGCGACACACCTTTTGTTTATTGATGCCGATATTGGATTTCAAGCTCAAAATATCGAAAGACTTTTATGTGCAGATAAAGATGTAGCCTGTGGTATTTATCCGAGAAAACATATTCATTTTGAAAAGATTAAAGAAATTTTAAAAGAAAATCCTAATGCGTCTTCAGAAGAATTAGAAATAAAGTCGTTAGGATATAATTTAAATTTTGATGATCCAAAGAATGTTAAAATGGAGAATGGTTTTTGTAAAGTCAATGAAGCAGCAACAGGAATGATGCTCGTCAAAAGAGAAGTATTTCGCACTATGATGAAAAAGTTCCCAGAGCGTAAATACGACTCTGATCAAATAATTAATGGTAATCATTTTAAATCAGATAATTGTTACGATTTATTTCCTGCGGGAATTTATGAAACAAAACCTGGCACTAAAAGATATTTATCAGAGGATTATTATTTTTCACGACTATGGCAAGAATGTGGTGGAGAAATATGGGCAGATGTATCAATGCCACTAACTCACTTTGGTAATCGTGCTTTCAAAGGTCATGTAGGATCACTTTTTGCTAAACAACAATAATGCAAGCAACTGTTCTTCAACATAGTGTAAATCCTGTAGGTGTATATCTATTTGAAAAATTTTTAGATGATATTGATTATTTAAATCAACTTACAAATTTAGTTTCGGAAAAAACTGAAAAAGATTTCATGAATAAAAAAACAAATGTTCAAGGCAATATGACTGAATGGAACGCTTTATTAGAAGATTTTAATTTTAACAAAGTTCATCAAAAAATATTAGACATTGTTGGTATTACTTATACTTTACGAACTCCTCATCAAAGAGATAAATTTAATCTAAAATTTGCAAACTCCTGGGGAATGAGACATAAAAAAGGACAAGGAACGAATAATCATATTCACAGTTTAGGATGTTGGTCAGGAGCGCTCTACTTATCCGTTCCACCAAACTCTAGAATGTATTTTCATGATTATGATCAAGAAGTACATCTTCAAGATAATTTATTAATTGTTTTTCCAGGAAGTGTTCAACATATGGCTTTTCCTAATTCTCAAGATCAAGATAGAATATCTATGGCTTTTAACATTTTTCAAGAATTTACATATTCTTAATGCAGGAAGTAAAAGTTCTTTTTGATTTTTTACCGTATGTAAAAAGTATTTATCCTCTTACTAAACAGTTAAAATTTTATAACGATAAAGAATTCACTGATAAATTTAAAAAAAGAGCTACATGGCCAGGAGTTAGAACATCTGATTTAAATGAGTCTTGTCCTTTCTTATATATTCATACTCTTACTCTTCTACAAAAAGCTATAAAATTAAAGTATACAGAATATGAAAGAATCGAAATGTATTGTCATTTGAGGCTTGAAGAAGATGACTCTAAAGATTGGATTCACACGGATGTTAGTGATACTGCTCTAATTTACCTTTCTCCTACCAATTTAAACTCTGGAACTGACTTTTATGATGATCAAGAAAACACCGTAGCTTCAGTAAAGTTTATTCAAGGATCTTGTGTTTTTTTTAAAAGTGGCATTAAACACCGATCTATGGGAAATCATGGTCACAATATGGAAGATGGGAGAATGACGTTAAATGTTTTTATGTTTAAATAAACACCCTTTAATTAGCTAATTTTTGTAGTATATTACTGGAATGCCATTAGTTAATTTTAGACCAGCACCAGGCATCAATAAAGAAGTAACCGACTACACAGGCGAAGGCAAGTGGACAGACGGTGATAATGTACGCTTTTTTCAAGGATTGCCACAGAAGATCAAAGGATGGGAGAAGTTTATCTCTACCACTTTGATAGGTGTGGCTCGTGATCAGCACGCTTGGGTAGCTTTAGATGGCACACGATATGATGCTATTGGCACAGATAGAAAATTATATGTTTTAGAGGAGGGTTTAGCTTACGATATTACTCCTATTAGAAGAGGACCCACATCTCTTACAGATCCTTTTACCACTAACGCAACAACTTCCGTATTAGTTACAGACTCGGGACATGGTTGTGTTGAGGGAAGTTTTGTTACTTTTGATTCTTTCTCAGCTATTGATGGTTTAGATATGAATCAAGAGTTTGAAGTAACATCCGTAGTTAATACTTCTGCTTACGTTATTACTCACACTGACACTGCTAGTGGTTCCACCGCAGGTGGAGGAGGAACAGGTAATGCTAATTATCAAATTAATCCTGGTCCTTCTTTCTCAACCGCAGCTTACGGTTGGGGAACCGATACTTTTGATGCTCCCTCTCCTGCAACAAGAGCCTGGGGAACTCCATCTACTGTATCTAACGTAACACTTGAGGCAAGACAGTGGTCATTGGATAACTTTGGTGAGGACTTAATTGCCACACAATTAAACGGTGGTACTTATCGTTGGGATACTTCTGTTGGAGTATCAACAAGAGCAAGTGCAGTTGCTAATGCACCTACTGCTTCTAGATTAAGTTTAGTTTCTACACCTGATCGACACTTAGTTATTATGGGAACAGAGAATACAATCGGTACACCAGGTTCTCAAGATGATTTACTTATTAGATTCTCTGACCAAGAAAATATTACCTCATATCAACCAACAGCAGAAAACACTGCTGGTTCGTTGCGCATTGCCGACGGCTCAAAAATAGTAGCTGCGGAAAGATCAAGAGGTCAAATACTTATATGGACAGATACATCATTACATTCAATGCAATTTATTGGACCACCATTTACTTTTGGTTTACGTCAATTAGGTCAAAACTGTGGAATTATTGGTAGTCATGCAGGTATTGATTTAAATGGTGTCAGCTATTGGATGTCACAAGATTCTTTTTATCTCTTTGATGGTACTGTAAAAAAACTACCATGTACGGTAGAACAATTTGTATTTAATAATATTAATCAAACAGGAGCAGAGAATGCTTTTGCAGGACACAATGGTGAGTTCAATGAGGTGCTTTGGTTTTATCCAAGAACAGGATCTGATCAAATCAATGCGATTGTAGCTTACAATTATTTGGAGCAAACTTGGTGGACAGGAACATTATCTCGTACTACGTGGATTGACCGTGAAATATATGATAACCCAATTGGCACAGAATATGATTCAACTGCTACAGCTAACAACGAAACAATTTTAGGTTTGACCAATGGAGCCACACAAGCCTATCTTCATGAAACAGGTAATGATGCTGATGGTCAAGCGATGACTGCTTATATTAAATCTGGATCAGTTGAAATAGGAGAAGGAAATGATATCCTTTTTGTACAAAAGTTAATACCAGATATTCAAAATCAATCTGGTGTTTTAAATATGAATTTAGAATTTAAGTATTATCCAAATAACACAAACAGTGTCATTAAAACCGCAACTTTTACAGATACAACTGAGTTTGTTAGTTTACGAGGTAGAGGTAGAGAATTTACAGTCAATGTAGTTTCTAATACCACAGGCACTGCTTGGAGACTTGGAACACAGAGATTCGATATACAACCAGACGGGAGAAGATAGAATATGATAATAATTGAAGACCAATCTTTTGGTGAAGAGCATTGTAAATATTTAAAAGGAATTGCCATTCAAAATGAAAAAGAAGCAGCTCCTTTTAGAGATATACACATTTTAAATTTGTTAAACTTAAATAATAAAATGACAGTTAAACTAAGTATGTTACTTTCAAATTATCTTGCATTTAAAAATATAACTGGCTTTCCTGAATTAATGCAGCTCACTATTTGGCCTAAAGACTCAAAGCAAGATTTACATTTCGATGAGACTAGAGATACAACAGTATTAACTTCTATTACTTATCTTAACGATGATTATGAAGGTGGTGAAACCTATTTTGAAAACGGCATAGTAATCAAACCTGAAATGGGTAAAACTGTTTTCTTTGATGGTATGAAATACAAACACGGTGTAAATCCTGTTACTAAAGGTAAGCGTTTTGTTTTAGCAACTTGGTATACAGATAATATTAACCTTTTATATATTTAAATTATGGCAAAATTAACACTACAAAGATTTCCCGATCCTAGACCTGAGTATGATCCTCAGCAAGCTTCTGAACTAATCAGACAGTTGGAGGAAATGATACAACAGTTAAATACTCAGTACACACAAGATACATTAGAAGAGTCCACACGAAGAGCGTGGTTTTTTAGTAAAGCATAATGGCAGACGTATATAAAAATTTTACACTAGAGATGACAACAGCTAATACCGCTGTGTTTACTGTTCCAGAAGCAGATGTCGCAAACAGTGTTCCCGTATCAACCTTTGTTTGTAAAACAATTTATGTGGTTCACAGTACCATCAGTCCTAGTAAGACTGCTTTTACTTTATCTCATTATGATGCCAGTGCTAATCAAACCATTACTTTAAATGCTGAGAGTAAAACTACTGAGGTATTTAACGTTTTAGCAGAGGGAGTCTATGTCTTTGAATCTGGTGATGTACTTTACGCTAACGCCAATGCAAACTCAGAATTGGTCTTATCTGCCTCTCTTTTAGAGATCAAGCAACAACAATAATCCTATTGATTTCCTAGGTTTTCCTCGTTAAAACTATAATATGGCAAAGATTATAGATGAACCAATCATCTTACGCTATGAATATGACATCGAAGGAAATCAAATCCCCGTCTATAGCTGTAAGGTCGAA